GACTTATATGGCTCAACAATGGAAGGGTTAAGCGCCGAAACTGTTGAAAATGTATTAAATGGTGTAGAATATGGTGATGATAACGATTATGATGGAGCGATTTGCTTTTGCGCATCTCCGTTTGTTTCTCCCAACATTGACGTTGCTGGATATCCAATATATTCCATGAATCTTTATTATACTTATTCAGTAGAAAACGAAATTTCCTTTGACGAAGAAAATACGGTTTTGTACGGAGCACAATATGAATTTGAAAAACCGCAAGATTTAGATTTAATGTATTCTGATCTTTCGAGCAAGCTGTCAGAAATTTATGGAGAGCCAAGTGATACATCCAATTATACCTCTCCTTTCGGAACTAAAGAACAATATACTTCTTGGTATGGAGCAAATGATACTTCCGTAGCACTTAAATCCTACGATTACGGTGATGAAACCAGCGTATATATATCATATGCTTGGCTTAAAGGCGATGAACTGTTGGAAGAAGCTGACAATGTACTTTCTGATAATAAAAAGGATGAAGAATCCCAAATTTATGGAAATGGCTCTACGAATGGATTATGAAAGAAAAAAGGCTAGGGAGAAATTCCTAGCCGATTTTTTCTACTTATCGTATGTTCTATGTTCAAACATTACTTTTGTTCCAAATATATCTATATCATTTGCGCCTGTATATAACTCTTCGTATGTTCCATTCTGGTTATCTTCTGTTTCGTAAGTAAACTGAGTTATAAATTTATATGATACGTTATTCAATTCGTATTCTCCGCTGACTTCTGCTAAGCCATTGCAAGCTTTGAATGTGCATTTACTCTCATTTTCAGTTCCGATATTCAATGAAATGGATTTATCCAACTCGCTTTG